GCGGCCTGGCGGCGTTTGCCCTGGAAAATAGGCGACTCGTTCGGAAAGAAAAAAAGTCCGGGAAGCGTTGAAAATCAACGGGTTTCCAATTATTCAAGATAAATTGCAATTGCGCATTGCACTTTTCCGAAAAATCGGTATAATGCGAATTGTCAAAAGGAACTACACCACGACACGACAACAAAGGAAGGAAGGAAAAAAACATGGCAAGCAAGCGGACTACATACCGAAAGTGGGGCATCGAATACAACGACGGGAAAATCCTTCATGACGGAAAATGGATTCCCGAACTATTGAAGGAAGGGAATAGCAAAGTTGGGAAAACCGTTTGGACGTGGTCCATGCTTCCCGGAAAAGAAGGAACTTGCGTTTGCGACTGTATCGGTTGCTATGCGGAAGCCGGTTTCTATAACATGCCATCGGTAAAGGCAAGTTTGACGGCAAATATGCTACTTGTTGAAACTGATATCGACTTCTTCTATCGGGCTATTTCCGCCCAACTTGAAACCATCGGCAGCGGCACTGTGCGCATTCATGCGGCCGGGGACTTTGCCACAAAAAACAGTGCGGAATATGCGGCAACGTGGCATAGAATCGTAAAGGAAAATCCGTCTTTCCTTCTTTGGACGTATACCAAAGTGCGGGAATATGAGCACCTTTTCGACGACGTCCCGAACGGGAATATTGTTAAAAGCGTGATCGATGGTATCGGACTCAACTTTGGCCACTGTGGCTATATCATTGATACGTATAAGAAACTTGTGGCCATGGGCGCGAACGTATACATTTGCCGGTGCGGCATTGACAAAAACCAGCATTGCGAAAATTGTACCCATTGCGCAACGGCGGAATTCGTCCTATTCCTGGAGCACTCTACCGCCTATAACGCAATGAAGGACCCCCGCTATAGCGAACTTGTGGAGCTCATCGAATCGCAAGCGGAATAACAGTACAGGCGGGCCCGTCTATGACGGGCGGGCCCTGCCCTTCTGAATCGACGGCACGTTCTGAATTGCACGCCTCTTCCGAATGACAAGAAAGGAAGGTATCACAATGAAGCTCCACATGGAAGAATTGTACACCCACATTTTCACCCTTGCGGACAAGCCTGTTCTGGACGATATCCGCGCCCAATTCAAAGAACAGCGTAATCTTGATTGGGAAGCGGAACACATCGCGCACCTTGTCAGCACCGGCGCGGAAGTTCTGAAATACACGCATACCCTATCCAAAAACAACAAGGTCAAAAACCGCTACACTGACGATTCCGGCGACATCGACATCCGGCTTGACATCATGGCATATGACAAGTGGGAAGACAGATTCTACAAAATCATCGGGCACGTGTCCGACGCGTGGGACATCAACGGCGACAATTCCGACGAGATCCGCGACAGACTCTATGTCACTCCATACGACAGGAACAGATGACCACCACCAGCGGCCGCCCTGCAACGGGGCGGGGCGGCCCTTCTGAATGACAGCAACAGGAGGCAAAAGCAATGAAAATCACCTATCGCGATTCCATCGGATATGTCACAGTCATCGCAAACGACAGCAGCTTTCAGTTTCTGAATGGTAATTGTTTCTTCAGCGACGACGACGGAAACGACTACATGGTGCCGATTGAGGCTATTATGGAGATCTACTGACAACCAGCAACAGAGAAGGGAGAGCAAAACCATGAGCAAGCAGACCACCACCAGCAACCGCGAACAGCAGATGTACAACATCGCAAGCGACATGCAAGCCATGCTGTACAAGTACAGTACCAACACATGCCCGGGAAAATACTGCATCTATTACGACAAGCCAGACGCCGACAGCATCAGCAATTACAGCGAATGGGAGCGCCTGTATCACAAAATCCAAACCGGCGATGAGTACTTCATCATCTACGAAAACGTCGGTGCTGGTCCCCTGGAAGTGCGGTATGTTGTCAACGTCACGGCAGACAGCGAACTCACCGCCGCCTCTGAATTGATGGACATGATCGCCCGCAAGTTCTGATTGCACCCGACGCCGCGCCCGTCCGGCACAATTGGCGGGCACCCTCCACGACAGACAGGAAGGAAGACAGCACATGTACCTTATCGACATCTTTGACCACATGGCACCGCGTCAGCACGTCAAAGTGGTCACAAACAAAAGCGACGTCACCATCTACGACAGTATCAAAGACAGCGAGATTGCACCAGATACAGCGATTCTCCATGTTGAGAACATCGCGGCACATGATGACACCGTTGTCATCTACGTATACTAAGCACCAGCAAAAGCAAGAGGAAGGAAGGCTACACCATGAACACCACCACCAACAAGCTGTATCCGCGCCGCTATTCCGTCATGCTCTACAAGCGCATTGACTGCGATTATGAGCGGGAAGTCCTGGAGCCTGTCAACGTCTACCACCCGCGCCTTGTGCCCTGCGTGCGCGACGTGTCCGGATGGATTGCGGCCATGTTTCCGTGGCTTGAGATTGATACCCGTTGGGAAACCATGCGCGACATGATGGAGGGTGCCCGCGAGTATGGCCTGTTCTCCGTCAGCTTGCGCAAGCCCGGCGACCCCAGCGAAATCACCTATAGCCTGTCGTTTCTGGAGGTGTAAGCAATGCCAGCCGCATACCGTACGCCCGGCGGACAGTACAGCACCCTCTATTACGACATGGCAAAACAACCGCACCTTCTGATTGCAGGCGCGACCGGATCCGGTAAAAGCGTGGTGATTAATGGGATCCTGCAAGCCCTCCTGATTAACCACAGCCCTGCAACAGCACGCTTCATTCTGATTGACCCTAAGCGTGTTGAGCTGGTGCAGTACAAGCACCTGCCGCACACAATCGCCTATGCCAGCGAACCGGGCGAACCGGAAAAGGCGCTGAAGCAAGCGATTGCCATCATTGAAGACCGCTATCAGTACATGCAAAAGCAGGGCTTGCGAAAGTGGCAAGGCGCGGACGTCTACGTGATTATTGACGAACTCGCCGACCTGATGACCACCGACCGGAAAACCATACAGCCGCTGCTTCAGCGTATCTGCCAGATCGGCCGGGCCGCCCGGGTGCATGTGATCGCCGCCACACAATGCCCGCTTGCGACCGTGATCCCGACCGCTATCAAAGTCAACTTCGATTCCCGCGTGGGCTTGCGCTGCCGGTCAGCACAGGACAGCAGAAACATCCTTGGCCAGACCGGCTGTGAGAACCTCCCGCGCTATGGGCAAGGCTACTACATGACGCCGGAAGGCCTGGACCGTTGGACGCTGCCGATGTTCACGGACGATGAGCTGAACGCTCTGATTGACTACTGGACGAGCAAGGCCTGTGTGGCCTGAAGAAGAAGGGAGAATACACAATGACCATGACGAATCTGGATCCCAAGGCCGCCCGCCTGCGTGAAGTTCTGATGCAGATCGAAGACCTCGAGGCCGAGGCCGACGCCATCCGGGACGAGATGAAGGCCGCCATGATCGACAGCGGCGACGAGACCATCAGCGGCACCGGCTGGAAGGCCACCTGGAAGACCGTCACCAGCAGTCGCATCGACACCACCGCCCTGAAGAAGGCCTTGCCGGACATCGCCGAGCGTTTCACCAAGACCTCCACCACCTGCCGCTTCTGCTTTACCTGAGAGGAGGCCGTCCGAATGAAGCAGTATTTCCGCCGAGAATACCCGGAAGACACGCCGCTTGGCAGGTTGCAAAACGTGGCAGACGCGTACCTGTGCGCGAACGAGAACCAGCGGAAAGCAATCGTCGAACTGATTCCAGAAGAACACCGCACCGCGTTTCTGATGTTCGCCGGGTTGCACCACCTGGACCGGGATCCTGAGTTTTACACAGCAGTACGGAAGACCATGGCTGAAGCAATGTACAAAGAGTTCACAGAAGGGAGATAACACCATGAAGTACTACATCCTCACCTGGTACACCCGCCGCCACAGCGGCATCTGGAACGCCATTGCTGCCGACGCCAAGGAAGCAGAAAGCCGCCTCCGTCGCTACCTCCACACCCGCTACCCCGGTCAGCGCGTGACCGTCACCCTTGACAGTACCCTGCCCGCGTGATAAGATTCTGAATAACAAACCGCCCGAAAACAGAGAGGAGAAAAATACCATGAAGCGCTACACTATCAAGCCTGAATACCTGACCATGTGGGGATCCTGGACCGATGAAGACACCATCGTGACCACCGCCGAGGTTGAGCGACTCGCTGCCGAATGGGAGAAGCCCGTCGAGGAACTGCTGGAGCAACTGGAAGAGACCGGCCCTGCATCCATCAGCATTGACAACGGCATGCACTGGGTTGACCCGGAAGAAGCCCTTGCCGAGATGAGTCTGGACACCATCGTCAACTACATGGATGACGACACCCGCGAGGCCATCGCCCGCGAATACGCGCCCTGCTCCGATCTGGAATTCCTGACGCACTATTTGGAGGCCGCACCGAACGATCTGATTGTCGGATGAGTCCTCCACCGCCCGCTGTATGCGGGCTTTTTCTTTTGCCATCCGAGGTGGTGATGTTCCCGCCCCGCCGGATCCGCTTCTACTTGTCCACACCGCCCTGTTTTTTTGTGTGTATAGCTCTGTTTGCCACAAAAACGCCCTTCTGAGCGCTTCACATGTCGGATGGACAAATTCTCATCCAGCCGCCGCAAGCCCATCCTGACGCATTCTGGTACTATTTCCTGCGATTCTGCCGTGTTTCTCGCACTTCCGCCGCGCATCGCCGCCGCTGCTATGCCGTCCGGGGAGGATGAACCCCCTGCAATACCTCTCCCGGATGGCCGTTCCCTCTGTTTCTGCAACGATGTTAGTTTCAGCTAACCTCCCGAAAAACATAAAGAAGCAACTCGTACCCGATGAAGTATATATATTTACCCATAATGTAAACATATATATTATTCGGGCGTGGGTTGCTTCAGTATGTTTGGTTATTTCCCGTCTTCCGCAATCTCAGGCAACGTGCGGATGTAGTCCTTCAGTTCATCAGCATTGCCGGACTCAAGCGGATTGTTCGGAGTGACCACAACGTCCTGGACATCCTTGTATCCGAACCAGTTCTTGGCTACAAAAATTCCGCTTGCTGGGTTTAGCTTGCCGTTCATCATATAGTCGGCCCACATTTCCTCCAGCGCACCAACAGCTTTTTGTACGATGGCGGAGTGTGTATTATTCCTATACTCCCCTCTTTTCCATGACTGGAGTGTATCTCTACTGATGCCCAACCAATTTGCCATACCGATGAGCTGAGGTTTGCGGTCGTTCTGCTGGCAATAGAGGAAGTACTGAGTGATACG